TGGGGTTATCCTCTGTTACAGCGGTCTGGAGCTTAGATCCGGGGTTGGCTTTGCGGTAAGCTGCTACACCTTTCTCAGTCATACCGGCACCCTGTTTGGTTGGGCGGAAATTACCCGACTTCACAGAAGTATTAATCCCCATGCCTTTCTTAGCCATGACTTACCCGCAAAGAACTGTGTAAGACGTTACGTTGCTGGTGGTGACATAGACATAATCATCTATAGCGTTACCACCCATCAGGATACCTTCTGAAGCAATAAATAGGCTGTCTGCAAATGTTGCTGTCACCGCAGGAGTAACAATCTTGAACATGGGAATGGGTCGATATGGGGAGGTGAAGGTAATATTTCCCGCACTTCCGTTACCCACATAGTAAAAGCCTTTAAGACGAACACGGGGTAAAGCTAAATCAACTGAGTGCCCAATCTTTACGTTACCCGCCGAAGCTCCGCTTGCGGTAATACTGTTTACCCGAGAGTAGTAGTTTGTTGATTTTGCCTCTCCAGCGTTAGCGCCAGTCACAACCTCGGTTGTTTGAGCGCCCGTCAGGTCTCCAACCTTTACACCGACAATCGTGAAGGTATCTCCCGAGTCATCCCCTGCAGATGTAATGGTTACTTTATATCCATAACCATTAATACCGAGAACATTTCGTAGAAGCGGCAGAGATCCTGCAGCGGCAATCGAAGCATTTGCTCTAAAAAAATCATCATCCGCTTCTGGCGTTACCGACCAAATATCATATTGCATTGTTCCCATACTAACTCCTTAAGGGGGCCGAAGCCCCCTGTCCATTACGAAGCGTCTTGGAAGTCACCACCAGAGCTGTTGGTAACAGCATCGACAGAGTTAGCAATCTTAATTAGATCGCCAGCAGCACCGTAAGCAGTGATGTTATTACGCACACAGTTAGTAAGAAGAATTACACCGTTCTGGTTTGCGTTACCAATAGCAAGGACCGTCATAGCCGTTTCGCCAGTAATATTCTGTGCGTTAATAAATACTGAATCCTCAAACAAAACCCAACGGTTAAGAGAGTTAGCAGCGTTTGCATCAACAGCCAGAACACCTGCGGCGGTTGCATAGATTGGAACTATACATCCACGGAAGATGTTACGGGCAGTCTCAGAACGCAGACGAATATTAGCGTTAGCAACCGTACGGGGGACCGTATCAACACCAAATGCGCATCCGTCAAACACATGCTCGCCGCCGCCGGTCAAAAGCAAACAGGCGCTTCCAGTCTCATCAGCAGAGTAAGTCGCGTTACCCATGCCAGCAAATTGCACATTGGAGTAGTAATTGCGATTGCCCTGATCTTCCCAAGTCACAACCGCTGTGTCTGCAGCAAATCCCTCAAAAATTTGAATGTTTGAAAACAGACATCCGTTTCCAGTGACACGGACCATTGGGGTAAACGCAGTGGTAGGAGCAGAAGCGGCGTGAGAAATACGGGCACGCTGAGAAATCGCCACGGGAGAGCAGACACCAATTAGGTGAGTGGCATTCTTATTCCATGTCAGGGTGCTAGAAATACGGGCCGTGCCTGCGGTAGTGCCGTCACCAATCAGATAGACGACATCGTTATTGCCCGAAGTACACTTATTAAAAGCAGTGGTAATGCTTTGAACAGCGGTAGCAGGGGTCAATCCGTCGTTGCCATCGGCGCCTGTAGCGGGATTAACGTAGAAGAAGGTGCCTGTGAAAACGGTGTTACCGCCAAGAACAGGACCAATGAAGCCGCCGGGGGAGACCACGGGGCCAGAAAAAGTAGTGCGTGCCATGACATTCCTTTCGTGTAGTAGCACATCCCCGTACCGTCTCTACTAAGTCTGCTAGGTCAGTCTGTACGGGTGAAAAATCCTAGTACTGTCAGTATAAATAAAAAGGGGGGTTTTGCAACCCCCCTCCACTACTATTTAAGCACCGGGACTTCCGAACATTCCAAGTGGGTCCGACCAACCAAACGAGTAACGCTCACGAGCCTTGTAACGAACGTTGCCTGTATCGAAATCTCCGTCCATCGAGTTCTGCATCGGAGTACGAACGAAGTGCTTCAGACCGTTAGGCACATCCGTGGTCAGGAACCATGCATCGGTATCCGTCAGGAAGTGGTTAACAGCGTAGCCTCCGGGGATTGCACCCATCGAACGCAGAGCGTTGATGTCGTTATCAGCCGTAGCCGTACGGAGTTCAGTCTCCAGCAGGCGGGTTGCAACGAACATCAGTGAGGGAGGAACGATCAGCTTCTTGGGCTTTGCAGCAATCAGCAGACCACGCTCATCCGTCCAGCCAGCGATCTGAATAACGGCGGCTTCAAGAGAAGTCTCATTCAGATCAGCGGGAGTAGCGGGGGTGTTGCTGTTGGTGCCACCAGAAACCAAGGGGTGAGCGGTGCTGAACAATGCGACGCCATCGCCACCGGGGTAGGCAGCGTTGAAGCCTTGGTTCAGAACATTGGCACCCTTGACTTGCTTGGTGTAAGCCATAGCACGGGCCAGAGCCTTGGTGTAACGAGCAGAGAGAGAATCGTAGAGGTTGTCCTCAACGGCTTCTTCAGTGATCGAGAATCCAAGGGCGATGGTTTCGTGATTGTAACGGGCGGTGAAAACTTCCTGTGCGTTGTCATAAGCAATCGCCTGTCCCTCATTCTTCACAGGGGCAGCATTGAAACCGGAGAGTTTCGTCTCTTCTTCAAACGAACGCTCGGAAGTCTCAGTTTCGTAGATTTCCTTATGCTCTTCACCGTAAGTCGAATACTCAAGACCAAACAGAGCATTCAGACCGGGAAGCAGTTCTTTAAGTAGTTGGGCGCGTGAAATAGCCATGATCTAGCTCCTTATGCGGTTGCGCTGCTGTAGTACCCGTGGACGAGCAGGTTAACCTTAACCAGAATCTCGGGGTAAACAGTAAACACGATGGTTGATGCGGCAGGGATATCAGTGATACCACCGGGGACGGCGATTGCAGCGTTAATGGTCACTGAGGTGGCGCCAACTACTGCTGCTGCGGTCACAAACGAACCAGTCTGAATCTGCTGCCCGTTAGAAGCGACATAAGAAACAGCGGTACCAACAGGGATCGCTTGAGGGGTTCCAGATCCAGTCAGCGTGATGGTGGTCGTAGAAGAGCTTCCGGTAGCCGTAAAGCTGTAGGAAGTATCAGGAACCACATCGATAACACGTGCCGGGAGGATCGTGGAAGCAGGGGTTGCGGTGGGAGCCAAGAAAGCGTTTCTGGAGTTGCCGGTGTTTGAGTCTCCTGTATTGTTAATAAAGGAGCCGTTGGTCCCGACAATTGCAGGGCTACCAGAAGCGATTACGGTTGTAGCGGAGCAGACAGCTACTTTAAACACAGTATCAGGATCTTCGACAACGTAGGCCATGATGTCGCCTGCGGTCACAGAACCGGGGTAATACTGTTTAAACACTTTCTGTTTGTTGTTTGGATCGGTGTAGGAGCAGCCGACAAAAATGCCGGTTACTTGGTTTACAGCAGTTCCGTTTGAAACAGAAGCGCGAGTAATGTTGCCGCGAGAAAGCACAACGAAGTCACCATTAAAGATTGCGGTGCCATAGTTGTACTGGATAGGAAGTTGCCGAACGCCTCCGGCAAACACCTGTGATCCGATCAGATTGATCGGAACTAGCCCGTAAGGGGCACTAACGGTGGGGTATGCCATTTTTTGCCTCTTTCAAAAAAGTTAATAACCAGTGCCCTTAGTAGTGGTCGATTTACGATCACTAAACAAGGGCATTCGCGGATCATTGTTCCGCATGAAATGATTGTCTACCGACTCAACCTGAGCCGCCGCCTGCTTCTGATAGTACTCATTACGAGCCGCTATTCTTTCTTCAGGCATTTTGCAAAGTAGAAGTCCACCAATTTCAACGTTTCCGTTCTTATTGCCTTGGATTTTCAACTCTGGATGATCTTCCGCACGAACCGGCTCCCATCCGTCCCTAAACTTTTTAGACACATTGTTATCGGCTGCTTCATTCAAAACAGACACTGCAATGTACCTAAATTGCCATCCGGGTTGTGGATTCGGATGCGGTAAGGTGCTGGGTGGTGTGTATACATAACGAGTTTGCGTATCGCGTGTTTCAGTTTCCCGCTTGGACATTTAAGCCTCCTGATTAAGTTTTAGAACTTCTTCGGCGTACTGTTTGTTGGTCAGACCTAACTTTTTAGCCAGAGCGATCTGGGTTTTAGTTAGAGACACAACCTTTTTACCTGCCGTGGTACGGGTCACGGGCGCCACCACAGTGGCTGGTTTGGCTTTTTTTCCAAAGTACTCAGGGAAAACTTCTCTCATGCGCGTATCAATACGCTCATAGTACTCGTCACTGCGCGGGTCTACCCCGTTTCGGACCAACTTCTCATGCACCGCATACGCTAGGTTGGTCATTTCTAAATCAGACTGAAACCAAGGATTCTTTTCCTGCCACCTTAGGGCTTTCTCGTCTGGTTTAGGCGCTTGCGGCGTTTCGGAAGTATATACCTCTTCTTTTGGTTCTTGTAAAGGGGCGGGTTTAAAATTCTTTACCCGCTCATAATTGTACTTAGCCTCTGTCAGTTCCTCTTGAGCAGCAACGATAGCGTCATTATCATATGCTTCGTGAGCCTCCTTGAGTTTCTTACGGGCTATCTCCAAGGCTGATTCCGCCTTGGCTTTGATGGTACTGGCTAGGGCGGTCTGGTTTGTATGGACATTCTGGCGAAGTGTTTTATTCTCTTCCAGAAGTTTTTGAGCAATCTTTAAAGCCTCTTCCCGCTCCCGCAGTGCAGCATCTTTCTCCCGCCGCTCATCGTGTCGGGCGTGGGTTAGCTCCTTCATTCTCCTCTGGACCTTCTCCCCATACTGAGAGATTTCGTCTTCTGAGGGGTCTTCTACATCGATTGGTTTTCTTCCACGATCCTCTTCCGGGGTATCGTCAACAATCTCAATCTCTGTTTCGTCTTGGATTTCATTCTCTTCCATTTGTCACTCCTTATGCGCGTGTATAACCACGGGGATCTTCCACAACGGCCTCGACTTGATCGTCGTTAATCAGACGAAACTCTCGACCGTGGATTTTAAAACGCGTGCCAGAGTAAGCACGTACTAACACAAAATCGCCCGCCTTACACCAAGGTCCGTTGGGAAACTTTGCGGCATCTGCGTATGCGTCGTCTCCAAGCTCAATCACAAACAACACCGTAGTGCTGTGCTCTTCAACTTTGGTGACGCTTTCAGGTTTTACTAAATCAGTTCCAGAGAACTTATCTTCCACTTCAGGAATTGCACAGAGAAGTTTCCAGCCCTGTGGTTTCGGCAACTGTGTTGCCTTTTGCTCTTCAGTCATCAGTTTCTTCCACGTTTTTAGCAAGGTCTAAAAGGTAACGTTCTGCGATGGCTAGACCATGAATCACCCCGCATAGTCTTTGATACTCATCAAAGCTCTTGCATACGCCGCCTGCTAAATCATCGGCGTAGTTGTTCATATCCTCTCGGATTTTTTTGCGCAGGATCTCTGCGAATTGTTGGATCATTGCTGTCCTTTATTAAGCTCGATGCCGAACTTCAAACCGTCAATCTCTTGTTGCGCTTGATCGCGTTGTACCTGTGCAGCCAATCTGGCTGTGTCAATCTGCATATCTGCCTGCATCTTCTGCTGCTCAAGGGCAAGACGGGCCTGTTCAATCTGGGCATCCATCTGGTCTTTCTGCATCTTTCTCTGAACCTCTGCCTGCTGTATCTGCAGTTTCTGCAGCTCTGCCTGCATGATCGGATCCTGAGCGTTCTGCAACGCCTGCTGCTGCGCAGCCTTCTGCTGGTTCTGAGCCAGAACAATCTGCGAACCTTCCGCCACCATCTTCGAAATCTGAACTTCCATCTCTTTAGGCAGCTTCTCATCAGGTCCGGGCAGCGGAGTACCAACGGCTTCTTGTACTTGACGGCGGTATAGGAAGCCCAAGTGCTCTGCGATGTGCGCCTGTAGTGCTGCCATAATCGGACCGGCTTGTGGGTTTTGCCCGATAGCTGCAGCGATAGACGGGTCCTGCATCATGTTGTTGTGCACCGCAATGTGTGCCTCGTGATCCTGATACATAAACGCCTTCAATGGCTTCATCTTCAGGACATTCATGTTTTCCGTAATAGGATCTTTGGGGGTCTCGTCGTCCTCCAGCGGTACGAGCTTGGCGGCGTTTTTAATCCCCAGTACTTCCAACATCTGTCTGTGAAGCGCAGGCATGTCATAAACCTGCGGGGCCTGCTGCGCAAGCTGGATAACTGCCTGATACTGAACAACTCGCTGCGAGAGTGTGGCTGCATTCGGATCGCTTACGGGGATAATGTCAACATGGTCGTAGTCTGAACGCTTAACGCTACGCTCAGCACCGTCGACATCGTAGCTATACTCGTCGTCCGTGTAGTCTCGAATAATCCCAACCAGCAGTTTTAGCTCTTGCTTGAATGCGTAGTGCACCCGAGCCTGTACTGCAGACATCACCTTGAGCATCCGCTCCAGCAGGGCAAGTGTTGTGCCGACCGGCGCCTGAGCGCTCATGTCGGAGATCTTCATATCTGCTGTGGCAGCAAACCGACGACCTTCCTCAACGATGGTCCCTAGAAGCTGGAACAGGGTTGCTGAAGGCTCCTTATATGGAAGCGGCATGATGTTGTCCCGGATGGAACCGGAACCCACATCCACATCCCGCCACTCACCCGGGCTGATCGGGGTGTCGTCCCCTTTAATTCTGAGGCCACGAGCCTTTAATCCGCCGGGTAGATTTGCCAGAGTGCCTGCGTCAACCAGCTGCCTCATTAGACTTGTAGCTGATTTTGCGTACCCGCCGATCAGATGGAACAGTCCAAATCCGTAAGCTCCGAAACCGGGGATGTACTGGTAGTGAACGAAGTGATTCCTTTTTGCCTTGGTTGGGTCATCTTCAAAATAGTTACGCCGGATCGACAGAATATCTTGCGTATCCGAGAGCATAGTCACTACATAGGGGACCGCAATGTCATCATCATTCTCATATCCGGGAATGTTCAGAGAGACATGGGACTCATAAAGCTCGTACCGATCATCAAAATCTGCTGAGAATCCTGTCTCTTCATCCTTTTTCTTCTGAAGCTCATGGACCTTCTTGCTGGGTTCTGGAAGATCTATCTCCCGATAGAAGCCAGCCGCCATTAACTTCTTGATTTCATTCTCTGTTTTACGCATCCGGTGAGTAACCCGCTCGCATGTATCAAGGTTTGATGCGCCGTAGGGTAAAATAACGTCTTCTGCGGGGATAAAAACAGAGATTTGACGCTGTAAAGAGGGGTCGTAGTAGACCTTTTTGAAGGCTGACCCTGTTGCTGGGAGGTTCCAGAGCATTCTTTCATGTTCCGGCCTGAATTCAGTCATCCTTTCGGTTAACTGATAGTTCATATCAGCCTTAACCCGGGCGGCTGCGTCCTCTTTTTCAATGGTTTGCTTACCAATAATCAAGGTTTTGACCGGTCCCTGAGCGGGGAAGGTCTCCATGATCGTCTCAGACTGAAAACGGACAACCGCCTCGGTGATCATGGGGTGGAACACACCACACGCCCCGTCCCAAGGCTCGGTTCTTTCTTCATATTTTAGACCCATGAGGGTTAGACCATTCTTATAGGTCTCTTCCCAGTCTTTTCTAGAGTCCAGATCCCTCTTAATTGCGTCGGTCAGATCAGACGATATGGTTTCAAGGTCTCCTGAATCTAGCTCCTCCGCTAGATTGGAATCAAAATCAGGCGGTTCATCACTGATCTCAATCTCCAGATCCCCCATCTTGATAGAAACCTCTTCCGGGTCAACGATCTCGATGTCGATTTCACTCTCATCTGGAGCCAGTTCGGCTTCCTCTTCGATTCCAATCGGGGGTTGGTATAGACTTTTCTCAATTGACATCTTGGTTCCTAGTAATAGTTAGCTTTTCTGCGACGGCTATAGGGTTCGACCTCATCTGTCGGAATCTTTTTAAACCCCCCTTGACGAAACCTCAGAAGAGCTTGTGTGGTGGAGTCAACTAGGTCGTCATGGGATCCATTTGGAAATGAAGCCAACTCTTCCATCCCTTCTTCCGCCCATCTTTTGTTGGGACACCATACCAGTCCAGAAGCAAAAAGATCT